GAAATAAAACCAAGCTGACCGTTTTGAGGGGCCGGTCCTTTTGAACTGTAACTTTCATAATATGTTGACTTTGCCTGTAGATTCCTAAAATTTGCTTGATCAGCAGTCCGAGCCATATTGCTAGTGTTTTGTAGAAGGTTCATAACCTTTAATCTTACTAAGGGTCCTTGAGAAATTGTCTGGGCGCCTGCAACATCCATATAATTTGGGTACAACATTTGAATTAAGCTTTGTACTTTTCCAAGATTCTCGAATGCCTCACTTTCACTAGCTGCTGGTATCACAAAACTTAGGTTAATATTGCGGTCTGTCTGTACAAAGTTATGAATCTTGTCAGCGCGGCCAAAAACGGGCTCAGATGCCCAATTAGGTGTAAATGTTTCATTATAAGAGGTTATGAAGGCTTTAAAAAATACACTGGTTTGACTAGCTTCATGCAAAAAAGATATATACAACTTTTTAAGGTTAGCGAGACCATCAGTGCCATCAGCGTACCATACATTTGCTCTTCTACCAACCCTGTTAACCTTATATTTATGAGAATCAAATATCTGGTTGTAGTAATCATGTGCCGATGGGCCTGTTGGTTTTTCGTCTGACATTTATCTATGTTCTCCCTGCTATAGCGTTACCAGCTCTTTTGTTTTGAATTTTTTGCACAACGCGCCCAAGTTTCTCATCGCCAATCCTGACATCAATAACTGCATTCTCAGGCCCACTATTAATATAGGTGTTACTTGAAGAATTTTGCGCAATATTTGTATTTGCGGCAGTTGGGGCAGCTGTTCTCCCCATGGCAGTAGCATTGGCTCTTGCCATGGTTTCTTGTGTTTTCGCAACTTGGGCTGGGGGCTGTGCTTGCATCGACTGGCTAAATCTATCTTCACTCAGGCCTTCATTGTCGGTGCCTCCAGAAACCATATTTATTCCTTTGCTGACTAATTTTCCGGCCCAAGAATTTGCCAGTGCATCCTTCATCTCACCCATTTTCTCTACCATTGCGACAATTTTTGCAATAACACTGTCAATTGCGTCACCAAAGAATTCTACAGCTTTTATCACTGGCCCAAAAGATAATTTAAGGATACCCAGCGATTTAGCCAACAATCCGCTAGTAAACATATCAAAGAAGCTTGGTGAGTTTTTCTCTGCAAAGGCCATCATAAGGTATTTTACACCACTGGCAACTTGGCCAAGAACCCAAGCAAACGCCTTCAACAGCGGAATAAGTCCATAGCGCGTCATTATAGTTCCAAAACTGACGAGTGCTGACACTAAGTCTCGCACCATTGGAATCAAATTATCTCCGCTTTCGCCAAGTAGGTCAGAGTGGCCCATTGCATCTAAAAATACTTGCCCAATTTCTTTGAAGCCTTCTATCAAAGGCTTTGCTCCTTCAGCCAGACCTTCAAAAACTACTGATAAAAGCGAAACTTTGTCGGTTCCTAGTTTGATGGCGTCAAGAAGTGATATAATAGCAACAACAATCCCGGGAATACCACCGAACGCAATTAATAAAACGCCGCCTAGTATTTTAAACATAGTTATATTATCTGAAATAAAAGTTAACATTCCTCGCAGCATGTCAATAAGAGGCGACAATATTGGTATCATTTGTTGAAATGCTGCATTTAATTGTTCTTGAAATGATGCTACTTCCCTAGCTCTTTTTGCTTGTTTTTCATAATCTGCAGTCACCATCTTTGTTTCATCAGAAACAGAATCCATGTTGCCAGCCAACATTAGCGCCAGATCTCCAACGCTTTCTAAACCTAAAGCATCTTTGTAAAAATTCTTCTGATAATATGACATGGTATCAAACGAGTGGCCGGCATCTAGGATAGAATCGCGCATCATTTCGAATCTTGCAGTAGGATCAGTTTCCATCATAAGATCCATAGCATTTACAAAATTGCCACCAAGTGCAGCGTTCAATTTACCTGCAGATCTTGCGGCGCCTTCAAATGTATCAAATTGATTTACAAGATTTAGTATTTTGCTAACTGACATACCGGTAACCTTAGCTGCTGCAGCCAAATCTCTAAATGCTTCGTCACCGTTTTCTCCTAATTTCTGTAAACTATCGCCGGCTTCTAAAAATTGTTGGGACAGCCGTTCAGGTGATACTCCAAGCTCTTCAGCAAATCCACTTAGATCTAGCATTGCTTGGCCGGCTTCTTCAGCGCTCATGCCTAGGCCCTTAGTAGCAATTTGAATACCTTGCGCAAAATTTTCGTTGGATACTCCAAGTTTATCTAAGACTGCGCCTGTTTTAATTAAAGTATCTCTAGTTTCTTTGCCTTGAAAAGTAAAGTCTGTGAAAGTATTAAATAATGAAGTAGCTGCGCCGGCCATATCTTTCGCTGAAGCGGTGAATTTACGACCTTCCTCATAAGTATCCGTAATTGAGCGTGCAAACGACTCAGAGGCGCCTGTGGACTTCATAAACGCATTTTCTGCATTACCTAGATCAACTGCTAGGTGAGCCATGGCAGTTGCAAACTGAAGCGCCATCTGAGGGCCTGCTTTTTTCAGAAGACCTGCGATATTGCCATCCAGCATTTTAAACTTTTTGATAACACCAGAAATATTATCAGCATTTAAAATATTCTTAATATCAGGTGCTGTGCCAGAAAGTAGAGAACTCATGCTACCAGCGAGGTCATCCATCGCATCTTTCTTCTCTTTAAGTCTTTTCTTCTCCTCGCTATCTTCTTTCTCTTTCTTCTTTTTGTCTTTTTCTCTTTCTTTTCTTTGTTTTTTCAGAGCTGCTATATTTTCTTCAATAGCTCCAGTATTGCCTTCTTCCGCTTGCAATAGTCTTTGTAACTTGTCAATTTGTACATCGATAAGTTCGTTTTTTATGCGATACTCTTCATTTTCATCACTGACAGTTGCAAGTTCTTTTTCTAGTATTCTTTCTTGGGCGGAAAGGGCGCGTGTTAAACGTTCGCGAGCAGCTGTCTCTTGATTAATTTTGTCTTGAATTGCCTGATCAGACGCTTCTTTCTGAGCTTGTACAACTTTCAGTTGTGCATCACTTAATTGCTCTAGTTTTTGACTAAGACTATCAACCGCCCCACCTTGGGCTGCCATGGCATCTATTAGTTGTTGTAATTGTTCAGGAGTCACTAATTCTACCTCTTACTAAACTAAATAGTTTTATACTAAAAAAGCAAGGTATGCTTATTTCTGTCCGTCAAACGATCCGAACTGAGGTGGCATACTTGGTGCATTATCAGACGTCAAGGTATGAGTGGATGAATTACGTGAACCACCTTTACTCTTAGAGGCTTCTTCAATTGCTTGTTTTTCCATTTCCAATTGTTTAAGCAAGCGCTGTGTAAACCATGTGCGTAAACCAATTGGTAAATTATATGCTTCGCTGAATGACCAGCCTCCTGAGTATTTCAGGAAGAAAAACTGCTCATACACATTCTCCATATATTCATCGGTCAGGCCAAAAAAAGTCCGCACTAAGCGGGACCTCCATGTCCTGCTCATGATCGCATTCACTGCATTCAAAATGCTGTGTCATGTCAATATTAGGTGCTGTGGACTTATATGCCAACCTCAAATGACGTGAATCGGAAGAGGGCATATTTTCGATAAGATATCTGGTGGCGTCAACGCTCTGATCGCCGTTAACAGCGACAATCAAAGAAGCTAATTGTCGTGTGACAGCGTGTTCTTGGCGTTGTTTTTTATCGGTTTCGGCGCCGCGGAGTAGTCTTTTTTCGTCAACACCCGTTAAAAGTTTAAAAGTTACTACAACATTAGTTCTGGGTAGAGTAACCTCAAATGTGCCATTTTGTTTATCGGTGACCGACATAGTGTTGTCTGGATCACCAGTAAACACCGAAGCATCATTTAAATCAAAAGAATATGTTTGATTTGCTCCACATGCAGGACATGTCACTTTAGTGCTATAATCGTTGCCGTAGCCTGAAACTCTGGTTGCGACAATAATGGCGTTTCTATCACCAATATATAAGGAATTGGCATCAATTGCCTTGTTTACAATTAAACTGCTGATTACTCTATCAATAGCAACACCTTTCTTGAGTAAAGTGCGCGATGTGAGCATATCCTCTTCTTTCGCAGTCATCTGCTTAATCTCAATTGCAGGTTCACCGTGTAATGGGTGCCCCGGGGGGTAATATTTACCACCTGAAGGTAGTTCCACAAATTCTGTTGGGACTACAAATGAGAAACCTCCCGCGTCCTCGTTCATCGCTTGGACTGGCGGGGAAGTATCTTGTTGTTGAACGCCTCCTAAGCGATCTTGATTTCTAGACAATGTACACCTCTCGTTTTATTAAATTGTCATTATGTGTTAAAGAAGCTAGTTCCACCACCTGCAACTGCGACCGAAGGATTGGCGGTTTCAACGCGCGCCCAATCATACATAAGCTCAACAGTGGTAGTGGTAAGTTCGTCATCACCATATGAAAGTTGTCCAAGTTGAACGTCTTTAACAAATGCGTTCCAAAGTGTCCAAGTTTCAAGCGGTTTGCCATCAGAATCAATCTGAGTGATGATAACAGTACCAAGGGCGCCGGCAGCTTTCGCCTTGGAAATAGAACCAAGTGAAGTTGCATTAGCTGGGGGAGAATAACCAGAAAGCCTTAAAATGTCGGAGAACGTTGCGGTGACATCAGGACTAACAGGGTCAACCATTTCAACAGAAACTGTATTCCATGTTACAGCTCCCGGATAGTAAAACTTATGGTTTAGATAAGCATGTTCTACATTTTCAATAGTAAAACTGGGCTTAGTTGTGGTTTTGGCGTACCATGCAATGGCACCCCCTTGTTCAGCTTGAATCCCTTGGAATTCTACTGTAAATCTGAAATTTCTTTTCGGATCTTTGAGTGATACATCTTCTCCGAAATTTGTTGACCAAAATGGCATTGTTTGAGTTCTCCTGTTTATAACAATAAATAGTGAGGGGAATTATTTTCCCCCTATGTTTTAATCATCAAATGATGCACCAGTGTTGAGAATCACGAAGTCAATTGCGATGAATTCAATAGCTCTTGCTGGTTTAATCATAATCTTAGCGTACATAATGTTCTGATCAATAAGATCAGGTGTCGTTGTAGACTCATCGAGTATTAAGCGATAGTCAGTGATACCAAATCTTGTCTTAACATTAGAAAGGAATGGTTCTACAAGTCCCTTGAAACGGTTCCAAGTAGCCTGCACATTTTGCTCAAAAAGAATTTGAGTGGACAGGATAGAAATTTGTTTCTTGAGATAGATTACCAAACGACGAACATTAATTCTATCAAGGGCGGATTGACGCTCCTGAAGAGTTTTTTGTCCGAACAACACAATTCCTGAGCTTGGGAAAGAAGCAATTGGATTAATGTTGTATTCGTAAAGAGTGTCACGGTTCTTAGAAGTAAGCCTTTCACTTACATTCACGATTGGGATACCTGCGGCGCCTTCAGAAAGACCTCCGCGGTTGAATCCGGCCGGCGCGAACCACACATCAGTCTTGGCCTCGGAACTTCCAAGAACACCAAGAATCGCAACACTTGGCGGGATCCACACAAGTTGACCGGTACCTTCGTCGCGGGTTTGTACCCAAGGATAGAAAGTTGCTCCGTATGAAGAATCAAGTCTTCTGTCTTTGAGACCGAGGGCCGCTTGATCAGGGTTCGTTCCAATTCTGCTAGACACATCTGAATAGTACTGCTCGTGAGCTGGAATGTACACATTTGGAAGATCAATAAGTGCCATTGAATCAGCGCGTTCCTCACAGATATCTATCATACGTTCAGTCAGAGTTTCTTGAGTGAGGCCCGGGGCTGTCAATAGGTTCATATCAATCATTTCAGGATCTGACACTGTATCTATGGCGCGTCTGAATGTGTGGAACACATAGTTGTTATCTTCGGTCGATGTTGACGACATGAAACCATTATATACAGGATCTGGCCTTGTAATATCAAATCCATCAAATCCACCCCAGAATGGAGCAGTGAATCTGTTGTACCCTGCGTCAAGAACATCAGTGTAAGATGCACTGGTTACTGAAGCTCCTGCCTTGCGTGAACCAGACTGGTAGTAATAGGCAGAACCAGAAGCTTCAATATCATCCAACGAGAAGATGTATGACCATGCATTAACACCGTCTGTGGTGAAGGCTGAATTTGTCGGGTCATCGGCAAACCCTGAGAATGGTAATCTGTGGAAGTCTGCAACGCTGTTATCATTTCTTGTTGAAGTGGCGTCACGTGTTGTGCTAAACCCGAAGTATGCATTTGTAGGATCTCTTAAGCCACCATCAGAGGCCGAGATTCTAATTGAAGAACTTGGGAACGCCAATGTTCCTGTAAGTGCGTTGATTTCCTCGTCTGCCGGGGTGGCAATACCCGCTTTAACAGCTCCCGACAAGTATGAGTTAAGTGCTTGGGTGGCGGTTTCAATTCTGGCGCCGGCGACACGTGTAGCAACTGGAAGGAAAAAGCGCGATGTAATATTATCAAGTCCGGTGCTGGATCCAGTACCGAACACAGTGACATCTGCTGGCTTTGGTGCACCGTAGTAACCAAATGGAATCAAGGTTGAATCGGTCGCGCCGGCTTCAACGTCGCCATCCATCTCAACATAAACATATTTAGAGTTGTTTGGGTAATCACCATAAGTCTTAAGAAGTTTATTTGTTGTATCCCACTTAACATAGCGAGTTCCAATCTTACGACCAATATAACTTGGTGCTTTTGGATCTAAACTACAGTTGTCAAACCTTTCCATAACCTCAACTTTATTGTCAGTATCATTAATATTACGGATAACAACTGAGAAAGTGCCATATGGGTTAGAGGTAGTGGACGACTGACGAATTTTCTCAATCGATACTTTGCAGTTTTTGTGTAGCCACTCACCATGGCCGCGGCCTTTCAAACGGAACAATTTTTGCATGTTTTGAGGCTCAAAGTTGCCAACGGTACCGTTATCCTGTCCAATAAACCAACCGGCAACTGCCTCGCGAGAAGCTTGAGCTTTCATGTTGGCTGGGCGTTTGTCAGAGTTCGAACCAAGACCGATAGGTAATAAGACAGCGAACTTAGCGGTCCCATCAAGGTGAAGTTTATCGCGACGAAGGGCTTGTTCATAAGATTCACCGAGCCAGTAGTCTTTTCTTGCAGATTCAGGATAGAATGTTGTAGTGTTATTGCTAGCTACTTGAGGATTGGTATTGAATTTTTTGCGAAGGAACGTTTCCTGCGTATCATTAAAGCCAAATGTAACTCTTTCTTGTTGCTGTGTGCCTGAGACAATCATGGTGAATAATCCATTAGAATCACCCTCAATCACTGTACCGACACCGTTTGCTTGTGTTTGTGGAGCACCATCAACAGCCGCAAGGTTACCACTAAGCTCAATTTTTCCAGAGTTTAAGTAGAAAGTTGCTGCATGGGTACCCGTTCCAATATCTGATACTGCACCAGAGCGGAATAAGAATAAACCGAACGCTCCACCATTAGTTGCGGCAGCGGTACCAGCAGCTTGGGCAGTTTTCCAGCCTGCCCGGGCATCGTCGCTACTTTCTTTATTAGTCGACTGCTGGCCCAAAAGGCGAATGAATGTCAGAGGGGCAACATTCGAACGAAGGAAAGCTTTTGCTGCATAAGTACCATACATTGGCGCTTGATAGTTACCGTCGCGGTAAATATCACCACCTCCGGATCCAGCAGTAGTATCTCCGAATTCTGTTACAAAATCTGAAAACGAACTCACTTTAACCGGTGTCATCGCTAGTCCGCGACGAGATCGTCCAATTACAACCGGCCCAATGGCGTCTGCACTCTTAGGAATAAAGGAATTATCAATCTCATTGATAAAGACTCCCGGAGATACAAATTTAAAACTTTTTACTGACATTATGTGTCCCTCTCTTTGGTTTAATGTACTTTATGCTTGCGCAATCAAAGATAAATAGTATTTTTAATCCCAAAGACACTTCAGGAAGTGTTTTAGCCACCAAAAAAATCTTCTGTGCCGGGTAGGGGTGCGGTCTCTCGGGGGAACGTTACTTCAACTATATTCTCATCTATTCTTACTATAGGGCGATCATC